ACAGGGACAATTTTTAATAGTCCCAAAGATGCTAGTGAGATTCTAAATATTTCTAAAGGTTCAATATATGCACTTATACATAGAGGTATAAGTGGTTGGAAATATATTGATTAACCTTTTTTTATAAATGTGCTAATCGAATTAATGTAGCTGCTAAGTTAATTTCTGGGTCAATACAAATTGTATGATCTGTTGCACCTGTTTTAATAATAAGTATAGCTTTATCTTGAGTAGCTTCGTCACCGAAGATTGTAATATTATCATATAGCCAACGATATACTTCTTCTATTTCTTCAGGACGAGCTTGACTACATATTAGTTTACGTGCCTCGGTAATTTTACCAGCCTTGAATAATTCGACCATTTTTATTTTATAATCTGCGTCTCCGGAATCACCCGCATCTGGATTATGCAATTTACTATCTAAACTATTCATTTGCACCATGTTAATGCATTTACGCAAATCTGGGTAAGTAGCTCGAACAACTGTATCTAGCGTATCTAGATCAAATTCTATATTCTCCTCGACAAGGATAGTAGCGACTCTTGCAGTGAACTCATTAATGTCAACACGTTCGATATGAAATCCTTGACAACGAGAATGAAGAGCAGGAATGATACGATTAGGATAATTGCAAGTAAGAATAAACCGAGCAGTAGTATGATATGTTTCCATAACACCACGCAAAATTGCTTGAGCGTTAGGTGTAAGATAATCTGCTTCATCTAGCAATACTACCTTAAAATCACCGAACGGGATCATTTGTACAAAATTTGTAATCTTATCACGAATTGTTTCTGCGCTATTTTCGCGAGAAGCATTAATTTCCATGATATCTAATTCATTAATTTCTAATTCGTTAAACAGTACTTTAGCTAAAGTTGTTTTTCCAATACCAGCATTACCACTTAATAACAAGTGAGGAATACTTTTATCTTTAATCCATCGTTCAATTTGAGATTTTTGATGCGAATCTCTGAATACATACCCATCGATAGTATTCGGCCTATATTTCTCTACCCATAATTCTTTCATACTAATTCCTCTAAAATGCCTAGTGCTTCTGCTACAATGAGCAACCAACCTGCTTCAGGTATTCCTATTATAATCAATGATGCACCTGCTCCAATACGTAATACACTTTTAATTAGGCTTACATAAAAGTGACCACGACTTGTATCTTTTGGTTGAATTTCCATATCTGATCCTTTTGTTAATTATACAGGTGAAAACAGGTCCCGTCAAGGAACCTGTTACTCGAATTAACGTGCGAACATATCTGGTGAAAATACTTGCCCTTGAGCTTTAGTATGCATACCGCGTGTTTCCCATTCATCACCTGGTTTTTCATCTGAAACCATTAAGATTGCTTTAATGTCTGCTCTGCGTACAGTGATATCTTCGCCGTTTTCATCTTCTACAGTAATACCACGTGTCCAACGTCCGTGCTCTAAAAGAATCCAATCGCCTACTTTAACATCGTGTTGATCAGGACCGATTGCCCAAACACGACCCCATCTATGGCGAACACCTTCGGTTTTGCCATCATCACTGAGGATTACAATACCGCCCTTTGATACCCGTCCATCGAAATTCATATCTGTAATGAGGACGTTATCACGAATCGGTTTAAGTTTTCCATCTATTTTTTTCTGATATCCAGAATGGCCGATACCTTTAGATATTGCCATTATTCATTTCCTTCCGGATCCATATCTTTTACATTTTTTTTAGGAATAATAACAGTAGGAGCAACCGGTGTAGCGACTGCTACAGGTGCAGGGGTCGATTCTACTACAGGCGATACTACTTCTGGTCTTGGGCTAATCTCGTCGGGAATTCGAGTAAGTTGTTCTTTACGTTGAATGATTTGCCCTCCGGCTCCTAATTTATCACCGCGAGCATTGACTTTAGCATTGCCCACAGCCGGCGTTAATTCATTTTGTGCAATTAATTTATGTAAATCAACTTGTTTGCCACGAGCAGTTGTGTAAACAGTTCTTTGTTGTTCTTTTGCCATGTTAATCTCCTAACTTATAGTTACTACTTATCTCAGGAATTCCTGCCAGTCTAAATTATATTTGACTGAATCCACTTGGTGTACACCTAGTAAATAGAGTACAAAACTAGCCACGCTAGATCCTCTACCTACTCCCCACACTATATTATTAGCCATGCATGTATCTACAAAATGTTTACACCATTGTAACAATGGAATCATGTTACGTTCTTCATAAGCATCCATTTCTGCTTCAACTCGTGCAGTTTGCTCTTTAGTAGTGCATTTACTTATACACCATTCTCTAACATCGAATTCTTTATATTCTGGAGGGATAAACCAATCGCTTTGTAATGCGTGATCGAAATCTTCGATTGAAATTTGATCTAATTGTTCATTAAATCGTTGAAATGAAAATCCAGCTGTTTCTTCCAAACTTCTGATATCATCATTGTAATCAACAGTGATATCTTTGAGATTGGTTAGCTTGCCCTGGTACAGGACTTTGAATATATCTAATGAATTAAAAATAGGATTACCGAATTGATCTAGGCGCATAGCCTGTAGTTTAACTTACGTTGATTAATTTGTCAAGGCTTTTATCGCGATTGGACATCATTTTTTCTAATGCGGCCTGCTGTCTTCTACTCAGCTCTGATTTGTATGATTCGAGTAAATTACTAATTTGGATACGAATATCCATGTTGTTAGTCATGAAATATTTTTTAGTTAGATCGGTTATTTTTGTTTCTAACTCGGCATCTTTGAACGAAGACAAATCTCCAGCTAATGGATGCATTAGAATTCGCCTACATTTTTAAGAAATACATGAGCACCGCCATCTACGCTCCATGCTTCCACAACTTCGTATTTTCCATTTGCTGAAATAGTAGGAGCAGTGAACCCAGTAGCAGTCTTAATAGTACCTGAATTAGCTGTGCTAAAATTAACAGTATAACTGTTTAATTGATCCCCAATGAGCATTACTCTTACTGTTCCGTATGTAGCATTATTAGTAGAATCTGTAGGCCAATTTTCAAAATTTAATGTAATGTTTCCTGAAACTACGAATTTTTGCATAGGACCATTATTCAAATCTACATTAACAATACCAGATGCACTGGTATTCGGGCCGTAAAATATTCCATTAAGTTGCTTAAATCCAGCATTGGATATTACACTTTTCTGAAAATTATTAACGATAGGAGTAGGAGTTCCTGTAATTGTAGCAGAAAAAATTCCATTAGTTTGTAATGCAGTAATTTCTGCCGATGCTTCGGTAAACGCTGCTTGAATAGAGGAAAAATTATCTCTAAACCCTTGGCTGTCATTATCTTGTCCTGCTACAGGAAAAGAAGCATTAATATTTCCCGAATATGTAGTTATTTGACTTGTCATATTGTTATCCTATCGTTTTTGAATATGTAATATTTAGCAGTACCATAACTGGTGACCGGAGTAATTACATATCGATCTACTGTATAATCTAGTGTTTTGAAATCAAAACCGCTATTTAATATATTGTTTAATATACCTGCGCTAGTGCCCGGTTTACAAAAACACAGCGGAACAGCTAAAGTATAGTTTATTTGTTGTTTTTGCCCTGCAGGAATACTGCGCATCCATAACGGCAAATAATCTCTTTCGCTTAATACTCCAGTACCGTTATTTGACCAGTTTTGAATTCGTGATCTCCAATTAGTAATACTGTTAGGAAAATATGTATCAATATTAGGATTGCTTACTTCGTAACCTTGACTATCTACGGTTATTGTAGAATCGATACTAGTAGGATAAAAGTGGTCATCGGCAGTAATAGTAATTGGTTCTACACTTGCGGTTTTAATTTCTAAAGGTAAATGTTTACCATTTGGTTCCATAGGATCCAACATTTGTATATAAACAACTTCATAAACATTGTCACCGGTTTCAGGGTCAATGGCTATGGCAGTTTTTACATCACTAAACAAAAATCTTTTACGTTTGTGATTTAATCCCATCATACTAACATATGTTTCTGCAGAGTTAGTTTCTATACCTGCATAAATTAACATGGTAAGATGTTGTTGTAACCCAAAATTCAAATCGTTATATCTATAAATTGAAGACGGAGTGAATATATCTGAACTTGTAATAAAGTTTTTCCAAATTGCCCTTTGTGTAGATTTTAAGAACGGAGTAGTTACTATATTACTATATGTTACAGTATTAGGAGATGTAACTGTTACTGTAAATTGTTTTTGAACATTATTGTACCCGTATTGATCTGTCGCTGTTATAGTAAAAGTATATACACGATTAAATGTAGTTGTCGATTGGTCAAATGTAGTTGTGCCACCGTCTAATGTAATTAATCCTAAAGTTCCCGATCCGGCATCATAAAATTGATTTACAATACCAATCAATTCGCCATCGGGACTTAAAGTTAATCCTGGTGGAAGTTGTTCATTTGCATTCTGAGGAGTAAATTCGTAAACTACAATTGCACCTGGCACACTACTAGTTGCTGACACATTTAATGTACAAACGTAATTAGCATCTATTGTACCTAAGTTATTTGGACTAACCCATGTTATCACATTAGTAATATTGCCTATAATATCAATACTAAAAGTTCTACTTGAGCTGATACTATTAATTTTATCATTTATTCGAGTAGCTGTTAATGTAAATTCGTAAGTTTTAGTAATTGCAGGCTGATAAGGAACTGTTCCGTAAACATCTCCGGTGTTAGCATTGAATTCTGTACCAGGAGGCAATTTACTAAGACTACCGATATAGAATGGAGTTCCGTTTGGTACTGTTACAGTTAAATTTGGAATAATATCAAGTCTATGTATACCATTTCCTAAATCTGTAACAGACGAAATTTGATAAACTGTTCCAGTACCATTAAGATCTAAATAATATTCTAAACTAAAATATTGTCCCCGAACAGGAGTTGCAGACAAGTTTGTTACTGTTAGCGAGCTACTACCTATAAGATTATCTATTCTGCTAGCTTGTACGGTGTTTGCATAAACTTCTTGATTAGTAACTTCTAATCTAAAAATTACATTACTATTATCGTATAACGCTATCGGTATAGTCAAATAGTTATTAGACTTAAATGCTCCTAATTTTTGTATACCTGTTGCGTTGGATGCACCGATTGCCCAAACCGGCTCTCTTATAAATGTCGAATCCGCTGTAAATTCATCAGCTAAACCATTTAGTGATGTAGAATCGGCACTAAACTGATCAGTACCAGTAACAAATATTCTAAACACGCCTTGGGTAACATTTACACCATCTGTTAATGTTACTTTGAATTGATAGTTTATACTTAATGTTTGTACATGTGTAGTAGGAACATTGTAATCGAAAAATACATTATCATATTGATAATCATCGAATCCGTTAGACGAAACTAGACCAAAATCGTATGCAATGTTGTCGTACGGACCTTGGTCATAATTACCATTACCGGATGCTTCGGTAATTGATGGTAATGGTTCTATATATCCGCTGATTAATCCTGAACTGCTAAGTGTTAGTCCAGGCGGTAAACTTCCATCACCGCTTGCTATAAAATACGTTAATGTACGTCCTTGGCTATCTAAATCTAAAGCATCTAGTTGATAATTGACATAACTGCTGTCTAATACATAATATTGTTTGTGCGTTCCTACAGGTAATGCACCTTCTGCGGTTACAAATGTTGGAAGAAATTGATCTACAATTGTAATTGTGAATGTTCTATCGCTAATACCAGCACTACTACTTGCTCTTACACAAAATGTATATAAATTATTGGCACTAGTATTCATACCACTGCCTAAAATTTTATTACCGACTAGAAATAATCCTGTTGGCAACGAACCAGAGATTATTTTATAAGACACTCCTGCATCATTTTCTACAGGTAATGATAAACTGATATGTGTTTCAGAATTGAATGATCCGAAATTATATCCTGATGGTTGTGTCCATACATTAAGTGCCATATATTATCTCTTTTAGTATTTACCAAGTTCCTACTGGGTATGCTTGGCGTACCCAAATATTAGCAGAACCAGTTGTATAATTTGCCACACAATAATAAATGTATGTTCCATCAAACGCCATCATTCCTGCTGTATCGCCTGCTTTTCCTGTACTGTGAGTAGGAGGAGTCGCTTGTGGATATAAATCAGTAAAATTTGCATTTATTTTCTGAAACGCAACACGTAACGGATCTCCGCTATTGTCGTTTGGACTTGATCCTACATTAATAGTCTGTTGTGTCATTATGCTCTCCCTACGGCAATTTCGATAACTCCGGCCTCGCCGTAGTCTTTATCTT